TCTTGAACAGTCATTTAAGCACCATAAAGAATAATTCCTGTTGGTGTACCTGTACCATCAACAACCACTGTTAGACCATTTTCTGCTCTAATTGGGGTTGCAAGAGCGAGGCTATTGGCACCTGTGCCTACAGTTGCTACTAGTTTTGCAAGGACAGTACCACGGTCTGCTGCCTCATGATCATATACTGTAATTGTAGCAGTATTCACAGCATCGCTTAAAACAATTACACCACTTAAAGTATTAGCTGTATTAGATACAGTTGTAGTTCCTGCAGAAAGAAGCCCGCTCGACCTAGCTCGTCCACTCATAATTTTTCTCCAAAGAAAAAGGGCTCCGAAGAGCCCTTAATATTAATCATCAATCGCTTCGCCAGGACCAGGAACGAAGTATTCAATCTTCACGTAACCTGTACCACCTGCGGTACTTGAACCTACTGTATAGGTACAAATAATTTGCTTATCAGAATCTAGTTTAGTTGCTACACCAGAACCAGTAGCAGTACCACTGGCAGCATATCCAACTGAGGTAGTCCCCATAGAGAACCCGTTAAGAACTGCTGTAGTTGAACCTGACCAACCAACTGAAAATGTTGCAGCAGCGGTTGATGCAGCTACTGTTTGAATAACATACACACCAGCAATAATTGCATCCTTTGGGAGAACACACTTTGCTGTTGAACTATCCGTGCGAGCCACATGAAAGATCTTAGATAGAAGTTCCCGTGGCTTTGGATAGCTTAGACTAATTGAACCAATAGTCATTGGCTATCCTTTCTATTAGGCACCTGGAGAGCCGTACAGAGCGCGAGGATCTGTCCAACCGAATGAGTAACGAGCAGTAGCCTTGAACTTAGCATTCTCAGTATCGAAATCGTTATCCATCTCGAAAGCATCTGCACGACGTTCAAAATGCTTCATACCATGTGGGACATCAGTACGAATGAACCATGCATCAGGATCAGTTAGATAATGATTAACGATAGTTTCTGGAATTAGGCCAAGACCCTTCAGAGCATTTACGTCATTAGTATCTACACCTGGACGACCATCTGGAGCAGTTAGTCGCTTGGCTTCAAAGATATTTTGACGAGCAATAATTAGGCTCTTTGGACGGACACTAATTAGTAGACCACGATCATTAGTAAAACCAGCAATATCAATCATTGCTTGTTCTAGAGCAGCTTCAGAAAGATCTGCAGCAGTCGCTGGGCCGTTAGTCCAAGTACCACCAGCCATATTTGGGTGAGAGGCAGAACCACCACCACCTGCACAAGCAATTAGTGTAGCGCCATCACCACCAACATAAGAGGTATTGAAAGCACGGTTATAGACGTTAGCCGCTACAATTTCTTTGGTCTGGCGCATTGAGAATGCAAGACCTTGTGCTTTACGCTGACCAACTACATCATACTGATCATCCTCCATGATTTCACGAGTAATCACGAAACCTAGGGCATATACAACGTGGTTGTAACGAGTGATGAAAGCTTGTCGCTCGGTATCATAAGTGATAGGAGCACCTTCACCCTTAGACACAGCAAGACCAAATGAACTTACACCAACGTCTTCTTCAAACTGACGAGTAGACTTAAAAGTATCAAAAAGCTTTGTATACTCTACACCATACTCACTGTAAGCCTTACCATACCAAGCATTAACACCAGGCCACAGGGCCTTTGCAAAACTGGAACTATGGATAATACCAAACATATATTATACCCCTGCAGTGCCAGTACCACCGGCTAGTTGATGATTATTAATAGCTACTAGAACCTTAGCATTTGCACTACCCACTTCATTGTCTACTCGTTGAGCAAAACCTAGAAGCTTGAAGGGTAGGGTAGCTGTAGCCGCCTTTGTAGAGGTATCAAGTTGTACACCAGATGCACCAGTAGTAGTGGAAACACCTGCATCAATAAAGTCTACGTTTAGACCAATATCAGCAACTGCTAGAGCACCCCCAACAGCATCTTCCTGTACTTCATAGACTACATCTGGAGAGTCGATTACAAAGACATATCGACCAGTTGAAGCTGCTCGATATTGGAGTGGAAGATTTAGATTGCTATAGTCTGGTAGGAAACCAGCTACCACACCTAGTACCACCCCTGCAGTAGATGCCTTAGTAACAGTTGCTAGACCTTCAGCAGAAGCAGAGCCACCTAGCTTTACAGGATCACCAACTGCTAGTGCAGTACCATCTGAGGATGGAACATAATAAAGATTGGCTTGCCCATTATAGGCAGAGCCATTAGTGTGCTTTACGGCACGTAGGCCATTAACACGAGAGACGTTAGCCATGTATTCTCCATATTAACTACGCGAAAGTTTAACAGATCCAGATAGACCGTTTGCTCCCGCAGATTGAGTAATTGTCTCTTCGAGTTGGTTTACACGGGCTTGCTTTGCAGCTTGATCTTCATTATACCAATCAAGTTTTTGACGCATAACGAAAGCCTTTACGCCTCCACCAACTGAGACTTGTGCTTGAGTTCCTTCTGGAGAAGTAGAATTAATTCGTTTATCACCTACTTGGACAGAAGAAGCATCAACAATTTCATATCCCGCATCCATGAGTTGCTGTACTCTATCACCAGTATCGTTTACAATGCGATAATGGTAACCGTCTTCTTTACCTTTCACAGAAAGGATATTACGTTCGGTTACAGGAACACGGGTGGAACGCGCCGTTCTTAGGCGAGAGGGAGTGGGATTAGCCATGTTTATACTCCTTTAGTCTTCTTTAATTCGGCGATGTATTCTTGCTCAGACATCACGCCTGCTCTTACGAACTTTCGCATAATGTTTCGCTCATCATCAGACAACTGAAAACTGTTTGAAGACTTCCCATTACGGGCAGGGGCTTCTACAGCAGATGGGCGAGACGCTTTTTGATTTTGAAATTTATGAGAGAATTCCTTACGAACTTCTGCACTAATTTGAGTTAGTGCTTTCTCGAAGGATACTCCAGAATTTCGTAATTCTTGTCCTAGAGAATCAGCAAAGACACGCATTGCTCGATCCTTATTGTACCAAGAGTTTGCAGATAACCAATTTTCAAAGGATTCTTGATTAGGATTAGAAGAAGGGCTTACATCAACCTTCTTAACTTCATCATCAAAAGCAGCTTTCTCTTCCTTGATCTCATCAATCTTTTCTTCTAGAGCAAAGAAACGATCATGCTCCCCTTCTACTAGAGCCTGTTTACGAGCTGCTTCTAGTTCCTTAAGGGCACGAGCATACTCGGTCTCTTTAACACGACTGTGGTGCGTTTTAAGAGCTTCTAGAGCCTGTCGTACTTGCTTTAGTTCCTTAGATTGGTGTTCAATCTTAGTGAAGAGTTCTCCACGTCGAACAAATTCTGGTGCATCAATAAACTCAGATTCATCACCATCAAATTCTTCTTTTGGACGCCAACCTTGCTCAATAGCCTTCTGCTCAATAGCAGATAGCTGACGTTCTTGTGGAACTTGTTCTTGTGGAGTATTTTCTACTTGTAGATTTTCTTCAGCCATGAGTCTTCTCCTTTAAAACCGCGACCACGTCTTCGTCGTTGAGGATTCCAATTTGTTCCTTAGTTTCTGGATCTTCAATAAACTTTGGAGCAAACTTAGCAAAAATAATTGTATCACCAACTGCACACCAAGGATCTTGTTCTGGCCAACAAGTAGAACCAATCGCAAGGACAATTCCCTTATCTACTGATTGATCTTCTCGTTTTTCATTTGGCCGTACAATCTCAAGTCCCATTCGTTTAGCAGATGCTAGTGCGTCATCTACTTCTTCAAGTTTAAATGGCTTAATAATTAATCGGTGTCCGCATGGTGTAATCATTCTAGTTCCTCAACGCTGATGTTAAGTAGGTCTTTAATTGCAGTAATATAACCTCGATTAAAACAATCTGTTAAAGGTTCTTTTCCTGCTTCAGAAAGAAGTTGCTCTGTGAAGTACTCTAAACGTACTCTAAAACCCTCCATTACTGCTTGCGTGATTGGGTGGTCTTTCCATTCGCTGAATTCGTCTTGTGTTGTGATTTGGCACTCTCCTCTTGGTGACGCATTTGTTGACTATGCTGCTGTTCTTTTTGCATTAGTCCTTGGTTTACTTTAGCCTGTTCTGTAGCACTAAAGATTCGCTGCATATGGATCTTAGTAGCAGCATCAATTTGAGCGAGTTGTTCTTTATGTCGCATCTCTTGACGCTGTTCCTGTTCTCTCATAGCAAGTTGAACAGCCTTGTCTCTTTGCTCCAGTTCCATCTTATGTTGTTGGTACTCAGCCTGCATAGCAATTTTCTGCTGCTCTAGCTGCCCCTTCATTTGCATTTCCATTAGCTTTGGATCTGGTGGTGGTTCTAGTTGACCTGATTGCTGAACTTGTTGTGTAAACAACTGTTCGTAGTTTGGTTGTTCTTGTGCCTCTAACACACGTTGGACAACCTTAACAGGATCAAGAACACCCGTAGCTAGAAGTTCAAGTAGACCTTGAGCCTTCATTAATTTTTCTGTAGAAGTAGCAGTATTAGGGTCTGCTGCCGGACAAACATCATAATCTTCAGTATTGAAGTCATCTGGACCTACTTCTGAATCAATAACTCTAACATACTTATTAGGATCTAAATAAACATGGTTTAAGTTATAGAGTTTCTTAAATTCTGAGCGTAAGGAGCGGTAGACTCTCTTATAGACCGCTGTAAAGACCTTCATTCCTTGCTCAATAGTCGCCATTGTTGTAGTTGCTGGGGTATTTTGTCCAGGCATCTTACCAACAAAGATTTCTGCTACAGAAGCAAGTTCCTTACCAGAGGTAATTAGAGTACCCATAAGCTGGAAAAGAACATTTGAGGGCTCTTTAACAGGTAGAGGTACAATTTGTTTACGAAGATCGTCAGCAGTGCTGTTAACAGGCTTCCATTCACCAGGTTGCCACTTAGATTCTCCCATTTTTAGCTTTAGACCTTTACCTAAAAACCCACCTTGTAGGTTACTTAGGGTTCCAGCATCAACTAATTGGTTGATCGTAGTATTAACAGCCTCATTAATGGGTCCTAATAGGAGACCAAATCCAATATCGTAGAAACCGCCATCAGGATTAGCAATAAATCCGAACTTAGTATAATAATGAATAGGGTCAATTTGAAGAAGTTTACCTTCATCATCAGTGAAAATAGTTTCTTCATCAAATCGTGCAGCGATTCGTAGTACTTCTCTTGAAGTCCTTTCAAAAGTTACTACGTAGGGCTCACTATACCCATCATCATCTAGATCTAAGTAGCAATGTTGCTCAATAATCTGGTATGGTGTGGTACTATCCTGTAGTGTAGCTACTGTGATATTAGTTGGATCTGGGATAGGATCACCTAATTCTACCTTTCGATAGAAACCAGACATCATTTTACCAGCAATTACACGCTTAGATTGTGGAATAATCTCTGAAATTCGTTCAGCATCCTCAAGATTCTTAGCCCAGTAGTCCACTACTAGGTTCTTAGGTAGAACTAATTCAGAAACATTAATCTTCTTGACAGGATTATAGTATGTCTTCTTAAAAACAGTACCAATAATTGGAAGCATGATAAGGAGTTTATCCATATCTTCTTCCCAACCCTCCATTTCATTGAAGAGTTGATAGGACATATAGCTAGAGATACGTTTAGCACGCTCTAGTTTAATCCCTTGTGTATCCTTTCCTAGTACTTGAACCTTTACTACCTCCCCAGTAGAGGGGATTAGTGAAGGATAGGCTCTAGCATTAAACTGCATAGCAGCAGTTGATAGTAAAGGATACTTGACATTTGATGCTCTAGGCCAGGGCCAAGACTTTTCTTCTCGTACTTGAAGGGCTAGTTTAGTCCAATCATCTAGATTCTTTTCCCAAGAATGTCTAGTAGATAGATCATATTCAAATCCCTCCGATACTTCTGAAGCAATATCTCGTAACTTCTGGTCGTCTAGGGAGTCTGCAATATTTTTGGATTCAACAAGTGCTCGAAGATTAGTAGCCGCAGACTTCTGATCTACCGTGTTGTCCAATGTTTCGTTCATATTCATCTAGGTATTCTTCCTCTTCCACTTCCTCTTTAGTAGGAGCTTCAATCATTGTGTCTAGGAGCATACCCAAGTATGCAAACGAATCAACTTGGTCATCATGCTTTGATCTAGGGAATGTACAACATTCTTCTTCAAAGTCTTGATACCAGTCACCTGCTTTATTAAATCTAATTCCTCCAGCACGTAATCTTGCTTGGATAGATCTGGCTCTAGCAATCTTATCTTTACCACCATGTTTTAGTTTTACTAGGTTTGGAAAGATCCCAGTAGACACCATTTCTTCTCTTAGGAATGGTCCAATTGCTTTAGACACCTGCATTTCTTCAATACCAAAAGCCTCTGGTTTGTATAGATTCTCAAGAGATAGGATTGTATCAACAATCTCTCTACCATCTAACCGATCCCTGATAACTTCTTTGATATGAAGAATTCTATTCTCATCCATACCGCCAACAATAAATACAGAGTAGTCAGCAGTCTCAGACTCAGAGATAGCTAAGTCAGCAGTAATATAATAGTTTAGTTTTTTCTGCTTATCTTCAGCTTCTTCAGGTTGGAAATCTCTTCGTTTAAAATAGGCTACAGACTCATCAATAGGAATATTTAGATACTCCATTGAGTAAACATCAGGAATACCTTGGTCGAAGTACTCTTTTCGTTTATCTTCAAAGTACTGTCTAGTATATCTCTGTGGCCAAAGAATTTGGGAGAAATCGTCAGTATGTGCTCGATACTTTACAGAGAGCCATGCATTTCGCCTAGTTCCATACGTCTTTAGTGGAGTAGTTACAACCCCAGGTTGGTATGGTTTAGGCATAATGCTCTCAAGCATTGAGTCACTATGCAGAATTGTCCCTACATATCTAACAATACCTTTAACTGATTTACAAGGCATTAAAGCACCGTAGAACCATCTACGGAATTTCTCACGACGCTCCTTGTTCATAACAATTTCGTCGTTCTCCAAATCGTCACATACAATTAAGTCTGGCCTTTTATTGTCCCATTTTAGACCACGTAGCTTTTGTTCTGCACCTTTAGCTTGAATACGAAATTGATATCCGTCTTCACACTTAACAATAATATCGTCTTCAGTTTCTTTAGTAAACTCTTTGATATGGAAGAGTTGGCGAATCTGTTCGTTCTCTGCAATAGTTGTTTTAATATCAGAGAGAAACTGAGAAGCCTGGGATACTGTGTCAGAGACAATGAGAGCGTATGAGCGCTCTCTGAATAACATACAAGCAAGCGTATAGGAATAAGTTAAAGCAGTACTTTTAGCGTGGTTACGTGGGGCACTTACAGCTACTTGAGCATGTCTACTGCAAAACAATTCCCACCATTCCATATGACAAGCAGGGGATTCAGAGGCAGCATCAAAGTTCTTTTGTAGTAAACTCTGTGAGAATCCTTTAATTGTTTCTGCAGTTAAAGCCATTATTTATTTATTTTCTAGGGGCTGAGAAGTAATTAATCGAATCCCAATGTTGCCAATCGCAGATATTGAAGCAAGAATTTCAGGAGAAAGTACTCCTCCTAGAACAGCAGGAATACCAGCAGCAACAGAGAATAAGTTAAACCAGAATGTCTTACTCTTTAGGAGTCCTTTTAG